AACTTGTAATTTTTCTGTTTCACCACACGCTGCACAAGTTTTATTTTTTGACAAAAAGTCTTTTTCAACTTTGTGCCATTCAGGAGATCTTGAACGCGTAGTTGCATCAAAATCTACTTTATCTTGTAAGTGTTGATTGACGTTTGACATAGTTATAAGTAATATGCCAACACGTCAAACAGCGTCTCGATACCAAAAGAGTTTGTTTTCTGTGCCCCCGCTGCCGACGGGATACTCAGCAACACCGAGCGACTTGTTCATTTCACCAGTCGGAATTGAAGACGTAGACAAGGCGTTATTCAACCTCTTTAACAAAGAGATTGGATTTCAAGTTTCCGGTGACGACGTTGATGGTGCAAAAAAGTTGAGCGTCGTGTTTCAAGCAGGTGAAAAGTGGGCGTTGATGAAAAAGCTTCGCTCAATGCGCGACAGAAATGGCAGTCTAAAGCTTCCCATAATGAGCGTGTTGCGAACTTCTGTCGTACAGGACATGTCGACTGACATCAACGGGAGAGGAATTAACCAACAGACCGGTGAACTTGTCGTGAAGCGCCGCCTTGACAAGAGCGATAGGGCATATCAAAACAGCATAAATCGCCTGGGATTACAACATCAGTCAAATGTTGCGTCGAGCGCAGGTGTTGACGTCGTGTCAGAGACATTGGGAACGAGCTCAGACGATGAAATCGTTGGCGACGATAATAGTCCAGTGTTGGTTGAAGAAAGCAATTCTGTACCTGCGACGTCAAGAAGCGTAAGTGATTTGCTTTTGACAGACACAGACGTCGCAAACGGCGCATTATTGAAGTCAAACAAGACAAACAACATATTTGAGGTAATTGTTCTCCCGTCGCCACAGTTCTTCACTGCAACATACGAAGTCACGTTTTGGGCACAGTACACGACACACATGAACCAACTATTGGGACAGTTGATGGGTTCATTTCTTCCACAGGGAAACGCTTGGCGAATTGACACACCTGCGGGCTACTGGTTCGTCGCAGTCGTTGATAATAACTCGTACTCGTCAAAGGAAAATGCTGACGATTTTTCAGCCGAAGAACGGGTGATAAAGTACGAGTTCACTGTCACGATAAAAGGATATTCATTTGCACCTCGTGAACCTGGACAGCCAATACCTGTTCGAAGGTACGTGTCAGCGCCACAAGTGTCGTTTGAGATATCGACGTCAAATCTCACCCAATCATTAATCAATAGCGGTGTAGTTTCATCAATCACATCTCATGCGACTGGTACAGGATTAATTTCTGTTTCCGGAACGCCAAACGGAAATTATCGTTTACGCGTGAAAATAGTGTCAAATTTGATCGGGTCTGCTGCATACGTAACATCAGGAAACGTGGCAGTACAAATTTCGTTAAATGGTGGTGTGACGTTTGGACAACAAATTTTAGTTCCAGTGTCAGGAATAATGTTGCTCACAAAAATTTCGGGTGCAGTTCCGACAAACACTGGGCTTGTGCTTACGTTCACAACATCAACGACAACATTTTTGTTTGCAGATTATTATGTTGCAACGTGTCAAGCACCACTTTACGGGTCAGGTACTACAGATATAGTCGATCCATTCTTGGGTGCAGATGATCCAACGTTGCCAATGAGTAAAAATGCAAACAAGCGTCCGGATCATAGATTTGACGGAAACACGTTGTTGTACAAAAATCCTGGCATGGCTGAAATCGATCCAAGTCCACAGGATCCTGCGTTGTCGACTGTGCCGCGAGGTGTTCCTATTGCGCGTTATCAAAAGGTTTCATCAATTAACGAAAAAGGTCAACAGGTGATAAGATACGTAAAGGTGAGAAGCGTGAATAAGTTCACCGGTGAGAGCGTCATAGCGATTGGTGATGCGTCTTTGGGAGGAGTGAGCATATTGCTTGACGAGTGAAATCTAATAAATATACAGTAACTCAACTGCGCGTTGGTGATGTATATTTAGAAAACAGGAGACTTTTTTCTATGGCGTCCGAACAAATACTCAATTCACCTGGCATCCTTGAACGAGAGATTGATCAATCACAACCCGCACCCACCGGCCCAATCGGCGTGCCTGCTGGTGTTATTGGAACTGCAAATAAGGGCCCAGCGTTTGTGCCCGTTGTTGTTGGAAATTTAGGTGATTTCACGAACACGTTTGGTGGATTGGACATTTACAAGCCCGGAACTTACGCTGCAAACGAGTGGCTCAATAATCGAACCGCGTTAACCTATCTTAGGGTTCTTGGCGCAGGATCAGACATGGAAGACGGAAACGGTGAAACGCTGAACGCAGGAGTTAGCGTGCTTCCCGACGCGCTGCAGCCAATTCCAACTCGACATACAGGAATGGTTCAATTTTTGGCTCAACAAGGCAATGTTTCTTCACAAGAAACAACAGGAATGCCGATGTTTGACGATAATGACAGTTTTAATGTCTCAAAGCCAATCAACGTCGTGCGTGGTGCTATCATGCTTGCAACAGGCGCTCGCATTGCTGTGCAACACATAGCGTCGTCAAGCGTCAACGCTTTTGTTGGTGCAGGTCCAAACGACATAGCGGCCGTTTCTGATAGTGGTGGACAATTCAAACTCATTGTTTCGAGCAGCAACTTAAACGTGAGCACAGATGGAAATTCCGGAATTGCAATTTACAGCGCTTCATTCAATCCTGACGATCAAAATTACTTTGGAAAAGTTTTGAACACAGATCCACGTCAATTTGTCTCACGACAACACCTTTTGTATGCTGATTTTGCAGTTGACGCTGAAATATTGTCGTCATCGTATGTAGCAATACTTGCGGGTTCAACAAATAACACAGCTTCAGGACGAAATTGTTTGAACGCGTTCGGATCGTTCAAGTCACGTTACAAGACTGCGAAGACGCCAATGTTCATCTCGCAACCCTTTGGCACGAAAGAGTACGATTTGTTCTACTTTGAAGCAATGGACGACGGCGAGTACGCAAACACGCAGACAAAGATAACAATAACAAACCTACAGGCTTCGCTCGATCCTACGAACAAGTTTGGTTCATTTACTGTTCAAGTACGTGCGTTTAATGACACAGACACGAACATGAACGTCCTGGAGTCGTATCCAGGATGCACGCTTGATCCTCAGAGCGATCATTACGTTGGAAAATTGATTGGCGATCGTAAGGTATTCTTCAACTTTGACGTAGAAGACAGTGAAAAGCGCGTTGTGTCTTCAGGTAAGTACGCAAACGTGTCAAAGTACGTTAGAGTGCAAATTGCAGAAGAAGTAGATCGTGCAATTCTACCACAAACAATTCTTCCGTTTGGTTTTAGAGGCGTTCAATTGTTGAAGACAAACGACGCACTTGCAGACCATGACACGAACGTCCCGCGGCTCGCAGGAATTTTGGGAACGGCAAGCGCAATAACGGGATCTATTTTACCACCCGTTCCGTTTAGGTTTAAGGTCACCCGTGGCGAAGTTCCGTCGTCACAACCCGCGTTCGTTGGACAACCTGGTCCAACAGAGGTGACAAATCCAAACTATTGTTGGGGCGTCAAGTTTGAACGAAACGATAATCCAACAAATTCAAACCTGTCGTCAGAGCCCAACGCGTTGATTTCGTCGTACACGAAATTCTTAGGCATTGCGCAGCTTGACACGTTGGTCACAGGTTCAGGCGCAGACACGTTCAATGACAACAAGTTCACGCTTGCAAAGGTTGCACTGTCAGTAACATCGACATTGGCGCTCACGTCGTCAGTCACTGATCACATGCGTGAAGCTGCGTATATACGCAATGCAACTGTGAACTCGACTGATTACACGATTGTTGATCAGAATTCAAGTATAAAGCGACTAACATTTGCAACCTTGTTACAGTCTGGATCTGCTGCGACGTTCAATCAATTTTCACACTATGCAAAGTTCTCAACGTTCATGTACGGTGGGTTCGACGGCGTGAACTTCTTGGACTTAGACGCAGTCAGGATGAATGACAAAATTTCATCATTCGACGCGTTTGGCGGAGCAGAACAAAATTACGTGTCGCCTGGACTTGCGTCTAACATGGGTGGTGTTGGACAAAAGAACAGCACAGTCGCTTCGTACAAAAAAGCGATTGACATCATGACTGACAAGATGACAGTGAACGTCAATGTGTTGGCAATTCCTGGAATTCGTGACTCGTTCATCACTGACTACGCTGCTCAAAA